GGGTGCTTGGCGATGAACTCGTCCACGGTCCCGGAGAAGATGGTTTTGGGGATGCCGTTGTTCTCCCAAGATGCGCATGAACGTGCAATCATGTTCCTTTTGCGGTCAATGTCGTACTGGTATTCGGTGTCGCCGTGAGCATCATGCCCAGTAGTGAAATCTGCGCCGTCATTGGCTCGCATGAACTTGGCTGCGAGTGATGCATACCCTGGCAGGTTGTTCATATTGTTGAAATACATTGCCGCGCCAGCTTCATAGCCGTCGTGGTGGATGTAGAAGGTTACGCTGCCACCTTCAGTTTCAAATTTGTATGTTGCGCGAGTGCTCATTGTGATTCCTTTCGGTTGGTGGCGTGGGGGCTTGCGCCCCCGTTGTATTAGCTTGCGACTTCTTCGGCAGTTACTTTGCGAAACTGAATGTTGTTGCCATCAGTAATCCACTTTTTGACTTCCCAGACGTTAGGGGACAGAAAGCAGCAGCGCAGTTCCATAAGGTCGTTTTCGTTGCGAATGTCGTACACCCACCCCTCCCAAGTCAGACCGGGGGTTTCCTCTATAATTCGCTTTTTGGTCTGATCAAGATCGGTTGCCCCGTCCCAGTTTTCACAAAGGCGGGCGTGAACAGGAACGGGGTTGTTGTTTTTATCAGTCAGGATGGCGGTGCGGGTTTTTTCAGTAGTCATGGTATGTTCCTTTTTTCAAACCTTATACTATTATAATAACACACTGGTTTGAAAAGTACACAACTATTTTAGTTTTTTTGTAAAAAAAATAGGGTCAAGAGAAAAACCCTTAACCCTATGAAAACTTACAATATTTTGTTATTTTACGTTGGCTTACGCCCAATATTATATTTTGCGATAAGCTCCCAGTCACCCTTTTCCTTATATGGAAGGATTTTAACCTGGTTCAAACCAATGACTGGTTCTGTAATTTTCTCGGGTTTAAGCACATGCACCAAATCCCAGTCTTCCAATAGCTTAGTAATGATATTCCGTCTACCCTTATCTTCATCTGAAAAGTTAGAAGGCTTACCATCTAATGCAAATAATTCTTTGAAGTGTACTATATAATACTTGCCTTGCTTGTGCAAAATATGACAAGATTGAAATAGTTGTTTGTTTCTAGGAGAAGCAATACCAATTCTAGTTAATGTTTCTCGTACTTTTAAGAAGTCATCATCTTTTTTAAGTGTCACTTCAACCAATGAATCTATCAAATCCATATCAACCACCTTTTTCTATTCTTTTTATTATTTCTTTTCTTTGATCATCAGTCAAAACAGAAACAATTTCTTTGGCACGTTTAAGGCTGCATTGATAGTATTCACTTATTGCTTCAACTTCCGCCTCGGCTTTATATTTGAACCATTTAGAATATCGTTTCCGCTTCTTAACAATATTTATAAAAAACTGATATTGCATAATGGACTCTAAACCGTGGTGTTGGTTCATAGCATTAGCATAATGTATTGTATCTTCATATAAAGAAAATGCTCTATTAGTAAGCCAAGGAGAATATTCCTTTTCTACTAATTTAGTACCTTCAGTTGTTTTTGTAAGATCATCTTTTGCATTAATTGAATTGATAAAGGTAAATGGGCTACTGCTCATTATTCTGTTTGTCCTGTATTACATCAAGAAGACGTGCACACTTTTCACAGATTTTATATTCTGACTCACCTAACATAAGTGTGCTTTCGTCTTCTTCCTCATAATCTGAAAAGCATATTTCGCATTCTTTTGTCATGCTAGTACCTGTGCTAATGTTTGGAATCTCATAACATCCATAGCAATATCATGTCTAGGATCATGAGCAACAAATTTACTTTCTAAACCTTCTGGCATAAACTTATTAGAAATATTATGCCCATAAGACATACCATCAAACTGTGACCTCACATCTCTAAGACCCCACCAAGGTGTTGGGTCAGTTTTACCACATTTATCTAACAATGATTTCATCACAATTGGATCAAATGTGTTACCCCGAGTATAGATTAATTCACATTTTTCAGCCCCAATATCTTCCAGGAAACCATACAATTTATCAATAGATACATCAATCTTATTAGGTTTCAACCACTTGTTAGCTGCTTCACCTTGTTCACTCCACCAAGCCAATGTGTTCTTTGAGATTTTAAGCCCATACTTTTCAACTTGTTCTTGTACATCAAACTTAATAAAATCACACATATCTACAAGTTCTTCATATTCATATGGGTTAGATGTAAATCTATCCTGGTCGAAGATTAGAGTAGCCAAACATATAGCCACGGCTTCTGAAGGATCAATACAAAGAGTTTCAAAATCATAAATTAGGGAATTGGTCATTATGCGAACTCACAATCTGACATTATTTCTACAAGACATGCAACAGTATTTATCTCTTGATCTGCTACAAAAGCGGCTTTATATTGGTAATCGGCAATAATAAGCACAAGCTGAGGTATAGAACCTGGTTTGATATATTCATTAGAGCTCTTATAAATGCTATTGAATAGAGCATTGGTATCTATATCAATATTATTAGCGGTCCATTTACGTACCTCGGTAAAGTTCTTTTCTTTCATATAAGAAAAAAGACCATTAAGTCGAACATCTGATACCTTATCTAAGATACCACTATCAATTTCACCCCCTACAGCATAACCCTGTAGCTCATTTAGTACTCGGCGGTTGTCGGGAAAATGTTTAGTAATAACAGCGGCAATAACCTTAGGTTCATACTTCACTTCTTCCTTATCAAGAATATATTTGATCCTTGAAAAGAATTGTTTAGCCATTTCTGGCTTATCTTTACTATCAATCTTGAATTCAATTACAGAACATCTTGAGTGCAATGGTTCAATAATTCTATTCTTGAAGTTACATGTAAGGATGAAACCGCAATTCTTAGAATATTCTTCCATAAAATTGCGAAGGCCGGGTTGAGTACTAGCCGGGTTCAAATAGTCTGCTTCATCCAGAATAACATATTTCCGCCCACCTGTTAGAGAAACAGATGATGCAAATTGTTTAATTTCGGTACGAAGTGTGTCAATATTACCATTCATAGAACCATTGATGATAATATAATCACACCCTAGCTCTTCCAACATAGCACGAGCAACCGTAGTTTTACCTACCCCAGCTCCACCAGTTAACAAAAGGTTGGGAATTACATTATTATCTATGAATGTTTGAAATTTTGCTTTAAGATCAGAAGGAATAATAGTTTCTGATACAGTCTGTGGACGGTATCGCTCACACCACAATGGGTTATCATTATTCAATAGTATCTCCTAGAGATTAGATTCAGCAGGAACCCAGTATTCAATCAAGTCTGACTTAAAGTGTGCCAGTTGTTGTTCAAGTGAAAGCTCAATTGTATAGTTTAGAGGCATAAACTTGATGTTATCTTTATCAAAGACACAACGGAATTCTTTATCCGTTTCCCCTAGTACAACATCATATGTATCTGTGCTCGGGTTAGATGCATTCATTGCTCGGAAAAAGATCTTACCATCTTCACCGACCAATGCTGCATTGGGAAGATCAAGAATACCCATAGCCTTAATCAAATCATTAAGTTGTGAGTCTTTCATAGTAATACTAATACAATCATCCGACATAGGAATATCCTGATCAGGGGGTGTCACAATAATAGACGGATCTGCGAATGTATAGCTTACCTTCTTACCATCGGCTTCAATCTTAACTGATTTACTGTTAAACTTAAACCCGGGATCATCAAACAGTGATAAAACACCAAGAAATCTACTTAGATCATAGATAGCAAATGTTTGAGGGATATCAGAAGACAACTTAGCCTTAGCCAAAATAGTCTTTGTATTAGAAATACTACGAATAGTATCACCCTCACTAAATTTCAAACTTTGATTGATAGTTGTTAGATTTCGCAAAATATTGAGATCGGTTTCATTAAATTTCATTTCAAATTCCTTTATCTTAATGTTTAATATCTTTTACATTAAACAACATAGTGTTAACTATATATTACATTATATGAATTGTAAATACTTATTGATTAGGTTTACGACCTTTTATTAGCTTTGGATCAGCTGTTGCGGTAGCACCAATTGCCGCGAGATCAGCCAATGAACCACCAAAGTTATAGTGACCTGCATGCTTCAACTTAATCCATGGGCACAACCATAGCTTCATACCAATTTTTCTAGCCCAATAACAGAACATATAGTCTTCTGATAGATACCTATTAGAGTACTTACCAAGCACACCTTCTCTTTTTTCTGATAGATAATCTAGAATATCTTCATGTGTTGCAGTTGGGGTTTGTTCTAGATATGCTCTAAGATCAGGCATAAGATTCATATATTTGTCATCAATAATAGCATCAAAATAAGCCATAATTTCTCTGCTACCATCAAATGCAGCCGTCCGGACATGATCTGGTTTATATAGAAGATTAGGATATTCTTCATTCATTCGCTCAAAGACTTTTCGCTTAATGAGCATGAAACCAGTACCACCTTCAGCCACTTCGGCTGGTTCACTAATTTTGATTTGATTAGTACCACCTACAGGGTTGAAAGCATAATCACCCACATAGCGTTCTAATTGGTTGGGGTCTTCATCTGCTACTCCAATATCAACCGCTCGTTTAATCTTTTCCCATGAAATTGTTTTCTTTGGATATGGTGCGCAAAGAATATCATAATCATCATTCTGAAGTGATAATCCCAACATAGCAAAAATATCATTTGCATCAAACCCAAT